AGGCCATGGGCGAATCGGCTCCTTTCTCTTGGGGGACAAAGTAAAGGCTAGGGTTGGCCTGCCCGCTGCGCAAGAAAATGTTCCCTATAAGTTCTTATGTAGAAGATCCTTCCAGCAAGCCGCTTGGCATGCGGCACAAGAGGTCGTGACGCAGCCGCAAAAGCCGCCTGACCATCTGCATCAGGAATGTTGCCGCAGTGATCCGACAGATCGGAGGTCGCGCCGGTAGGTGAGGAAAGCACTGGAGCTTTCCCATGACTGACAAAATCACCCACCTCGACACGGGCACCTGCCCAGCGATTGCCACCCCCAAGACCGGGGAGGCGCAATGATCGATCCGGATCCCCGCGAACAGGCGGCCCTGCGCGCTGCCCTTAAGAACATGGCCGAGTTGATGGCCGAGATCGGGTGGACGACCCGGTTTCAGGACCTCAGCGAGCAGCAGGCGCGCGCGCTCGCGACTGCCACCGGCGACGGCTTCCAGGAGGCGATGCGCGCCAGCGCAGCGGCGCCCCGCGACATGGAGGTGCCGTTCTGATGACCGAGGTGCTGGACTTCAATCACCGCGAAAAACCGCCCAGCTTCTGCGACGCCGTGAATGCGCGCGTCGATGCGGCGCTGGTGGCAGAGAACGCCACTCGGCCGCAGCGTGACTATCTGGGTGGCAGCCGCCTTGGCGATATCTGTTCGCGCCGCCTGCAATACGAATATCTGAAAGCCCCGCGCGATCCCGATGGCGGATTCTCCGGAAAATCACTGCGTATCTTCGCCCTCGGTCATGTGCTTGAGGACCTGGCAATCGAGTGGCTGCGCAAGGCAGGTTTCGATCTGCGCACGCGCAATCGCCATGGCGAGCAGTTCGGCTTCACCGCGGCCGGTGGACGGGTTCAGGGCCATGCCGATGGTGTGGTCGTCGCGGGCCCTGAGGACTTCGCCGCCCCTGCGCTGTGGGAATGCAAATCCGCCAATGCCAAGAACTGGCGCGAGATCGCCAAGCATGGCGTGGTCAAGGCCAAGCCCGTCTATGCGACACAGATCGCCCTTTATCAGGCCTATCTCGGCCTGACGGAGACGCCCGCGCTCTTCACCGCCATCAACAAGGACACCTGCGAGATCTGGCACGAGTTGGTGCCCTTCGATGCTGCACTCGCCCAGAGCGCCAGCGACAAGGCGGTGACGATCCTCCGAGCCTGCGACGCAGGCGAGCTGCTGCCGCGCCACACATCCGATCCTGAACATTTCGAATGCCGCTTCTGCGCATGGAAAGCGCGGTGCTGGTCATGACGACAGGTTCCGACATGCCCCAGCCCAACAGCATTCAGCCCGATCATGCCATGATCGCCCGCTTTGCCGATGTGGTCTTTGGCTACTGCGATGGCCTCGCCCCGGTCCGGGCCTTGGCGGAAAAGGGCGCGCCCGATGCGCCATCCCACACGCCTTTCCTCGCAGCGGATGGCGAGTTGGCAGCCAAGCTCGCTCTGCAAGCTGATTGGGCTGCTGGCGCAAGCATGGCGCTCTTCGTGGTGCCCGGCACCGTGCTGTCCGCAGCCGATGCCCGGGCCGAGAGCGTGGTGCAAACGCAGGTCGTCCTTGTCGATCTCGATAATGGCGACATCACCGCCAAGCGCGATCATCTAATCCAGCATCTCGGCGCCCCAACACTGGAGGTTGCCTCTGGTGGCATCACCGCGGATGGACAGCCCAAGCGGCACCTCTACTGGCGCCTGACGGAACCTGCCGAGGGCGAAGACATCGTCCGCGTCTGTCGCGCACGGTACATGATCGCCTCAAAGGTCGGTGGTGATCCCACCTTCCGGTCTGCCCACCAGCCCATCCGGGTCGCGGGTTCGGTCCATGCCAAGAACGGCGTGCAACGGCTGGTCGAAATCATCGCGCACACTGAGCGGGATTATGACCTCGGCGAATTGATCGAGGCCATCGTGGCCATGCCGCCGCTGGAAGGTGCGGCCATTGACGAGCTGGATTTCAATGGCGCGACGGAAGCGCGCGGCGCGGTCACCGAACTCTTCGCCCGGAAGATCCGCGAAGGGGGTGTCGATGGCGAGACCCGGTTTGACGCGCTCTCCCGCGTCATCGGCTACTGGATCCGGCGCTGCCGTGAGGGGCATGTCACTCCGGTTCAGGCTTGGGAGGAAATGGTCGCCTACAATGCGGCCCGTATCGACCCGCCTTGGCCGGAAGACCGGCTGCGGCAGGAGGCCGAGCGGCTCTGGAAACGCGATGCCGAACGCTATGGCGATGTCGCGGGCGATATGGGCGATGGTGATGATGGCGGCGGTGGCAGCGCCGGTGGCGGCGATGCTGGCGATGGGCCCATTCCGGTCCAATTCACCGAGGACGCGCTGGCTGACAATTTCGCCACGCGGCATGCCGATCTCTGGCGCTACGTGGCGCCCTGGGGCCAGTGGCTCAATTGGACGGGTGCCCTCTGGCGGCGCGAGGATACGCTGCAGGCCTTCGATCTTGCACGGCGCATCTGCCGTGAGGCAGCACGTCGTTCCGCCTCTGCGAAAATCCGGACCAAGCTGTCCAGTGCGGCCACGGTGTCCGCGGTCGAGCGACTGGCCAGATCAGATCGCCGCCATGCGACCACGACCGAGGTCTGGGACCGTGATCCCTGGCTGCTGAACACTCAGAACGGCATCGTTGATCTGCGCAGTGGCGCGGGCTCAGCCCATGACCCGTTGCGCTACATGACGAAGATCGCGGGCGCCTCGGCAGAAGGCGATTGCCCGGTATGGCTGCAATTCCTCGACACCGTCACTGGCGGCGACGCGGAACTGCAAGCCTATCTGCAGCGCATGGCAGGCTATTGCCTGACGGGGGTGACAACCGAGCACGCGCTGTTCTTCCTCTATGGCACCGGTGCGAACGGCAAGTCCGTCTTTGCAAACACGCTGACTGCCATCATGGGCGATTACGCCACCGTGGCGCCCATGGACATGTTCATGGCCACGACCGGCGATCGCCATCCGACCGACATGGCGGGCTTGCGCGGCGCGCGGATCGTCACCTCGATCGAAACCGAACAGGGCAGTCGTTGGGCCGAAAGCAAGCTCAAGGCGCTGACCGGCGGCGACAAGATCACCGCCCGCTTCATGCGCCAGGACTTCTTCGAGTTCATGCCGCAGTTCAAGCTGCTGGTCATCGGCAACCACAAGCCCTCGATCCGCAATGTGGACGAGGCGATGAAACGGCGCCTGCACATGGTGCCATTCACCGTGACCATTCCCGCTGCCAAGCGCGACAAGCGCCTGCCGGACAGGCTCCTGGCCGAACGGGACGGCATCCTCGCCTGGGCGCTGCAGGGCTGCCTCGAATGGCAGAAATCAGGTCTGCACCCGCCACCCGCCGTCATGGCCGCCACCGACGATTACTTCGAGGCCGAGGACGCGCTCGGGCGCTGGATCGAGGAGCGCTGCCAGACCGGCAACAAGGCCTTCTGGGCGGGCTCCACCGAGCTCTTCAACAGCTGGAAGTCCTGGGCCGAGGCCAATGGCGAATACGCCGGCTCCATGAAGCGCTTCTCGGAAGCCCTGAGCACCCGGGGCTTCGAGAAAAACAGCAACGGCAAGGCCCGGGGATTTCGCGGGATCCGCATTCAGGACAGCAACAATGACCTATTCGCGCAGGAGTGATGAAATGCCAATGAAAACAGATCAATTTACGGGTCTGACGGGTTCGACCTATATAGGCGTTACGCGCGCGCACACGCGCGTGTCTACGGCTGATAAGGGAACACCCGTCAAACCCGTAAATGCTGACGCCCCCTCTGCCGCAGACCATTACCTGCACTCCATACTCGCCCTCGACCTCGGCACCGCGACCGGCTGGGCCATCCGCGGCCATGACGGGCTGATCACCAGCGGCACGGTCAGCTTCAAGCCCGGCCGTTTCGATGGCGGCGGCATGCGATTCCTGCGCTTCACCAACTGGCTGACCGAGATTGATCGGCTCTCTGGTCCGATCGAGGCAATCTGGTTCGAAGAGGTCCGTCGTCATGCGGGCACCGATGCGGCGCACGTTTATGGCGGCCTCATGGCTACGCTGACAGCTTGGGCTGAGCTTCGCGGCGTGCCCTACTCGGGTGTGCCAGTGGGCACCATCAAGCAGCATTCCACTGGCAAGGGTAACGCTGATAAGGCCGCCATGGTGGCCGCTGCACGGGCCCGCGGCTTCAGCCCGGTGGACGACAACGAGGCCGACGCCATCGCCATCCTGCTCTGGGCGATCGAGACGCAGGGAGGTCTGGCATGACCCGGCACACCATCCTCACGCAAGCTGCGGCGGTCCTGGAAAGCCGCGCCGAAACTTACGGGCCCGCTGACACCGCCCTTCGCGCCATCGCCGCCCGCTGGTCGCTCATCCTCGGCCAGACCGTCACCCCGGCGCAGGTCGCGCTGTGCATGATCGACCTGAAAATGGTCCGTCTGGCGCATGACCCGAGCCACCGTGACAGCCTGGTCGATGTCATCGGCTATGCCGCCCTGATGACGGAGGTGCAGCGATGAAGACCATGCGCTGGCATCCCCCGGGCTATGGCGGCGAGCGCCGTGATACCGAACAGGTCAAACGCGACGGCTGGCACGAACAGGGCATGCTCGCGGTCAGCGTTGACGACAATCGTCTGACATGGCCCGAGCGCGAACTGGTCGAGCAGCTGGGCACGAAGCTCTACGGCAAGCGGGCCTCGACCAAGGAGGCGCGTCATGGCTGATCATCTCTGGACCGCCGATGATGTTGCCGACCATTTTGAGGAGGCGTTTCGCACTCTGCGCAAGCTGCCGCCCGTGAAGGCGCAGGGCTACTTCAACACCTGGCCCGACATCGTGCGGACCAGCCGCGAGATCGCGGCGATGGAGCCGCAGCCGATGAGGGTCTGGCCCTCGGCTGCCGCGATCACGCGGCTCGAGCAGACTTTCGACTGGGTGCTCTGGATCGAGGAGGATGAGCGCAAACTGGTCTGGGCCCGTGCTGCCCGCAGGCCTTGGAAGCAGATTAGCGCCGAGCATGCCTGCGACCGTACGACCGCCTGGCGGCGCTGGCAGCTCGCGCTCACCAAGATCGCGACGCGGCTCAATGCTGCGGCTGCATAAAGTGTTGCAACACTTTTGTTTTCGACATCTGCAACAGATTCGTGCTATGAAAGCACCATGATGGGGAGAGTGCGCCGAAGGGCTCGCTCTCCCTGTTTTCGTTCTGGACATGGGTGGTTTGAAGCAGTGCAACCGGTGACCGGCTTTCCAAGAAAACCGTCTCCGCCGCAAATGCCATGGCTCGCAACCCATTGAAAATGAACGGGTCCCTCCTGTTTGTGACCGTATTCGGGGGGGCGAGGCCCGAGGCTTTCCCAGTGACACCCCTGAAAATACCCGTTTCGTTTCGGTTCCCGGACCTGCGGTTCGCTTTGACGCGAACCCCAACAAAACAAAGGCCTGATGGCCTGACACAACCCGCCTGAACCGAAACGGGGATCCGCCCCCATTTCGTTTCGCGGACCTTTGGTTCGCGCATCAAGCATCCCAAGGACATCACCATGGACGTCGTAGAGCTGCCGCTCGAGCAGATCATTCCCTATGCGCGCAACCCGCGCCGCAACGAGCAGGCAATCGCGACGGTCGCGGCGTCGATCCGGGAATTCGGGTGGCGCCAGCCCATCGTTGTGGACGAGGCGATGGTGGTTCTCGCCGGGCACACGCGGCTCGAGGCTGCGCGAAAGCTCGGCTTCAAAACCGCGCCGGTGCATGTCGCCAAGGGGCTGACGGTCAGCCAAGCACGCGCCTTCCGGATCATGGATAACCGTTCCAGCGAGAACGCCGAGTGGGACAAGGACATGCTGAACCTCGAACTGGCGGACCTGCTGGAGGCTGATTTCGATCTCGCCCTGACCGGCTTCACTGATGACGAATTGAACGCGCTGATGTCGAGCCTCGCGGAAGGCACCGGCCCGCAGGAGGGTGAGGACGATGTCCCGGAAACCCCGGAGGACCCAATCAGCCGCCCGGGCGATCTCTGGATCCTTGGCAACCATCGGCTGCTCTGCGGCGACAGCACTGTCGCCACGGATGTCGAGCGCCTGCTCGGCACGGTCAAACCTCTGCTGATGGTGACCGATCCACCCTATGGCGTGGAATACGATCCCAACTGGCGCAACCAGGCAGGCGCTGCCAAGACTAAACGCACCGGCAAAGTGCTGAATGACGACCGCGCTGACTGGCGCGAGACCTGGGCCATGTTCCCCGGCGATGTCGCCTACGTCTGGCACGGTGCATTGCATGCAGCCACGGTCGCGGAAAGCCTTGAGGTCGCAGGCTTCACCATCCGGTCCCAGATCATCTGGGCCAAGGATCGGCTGGTTCTGAGCCGGGGTGATTACCACTGGCAACATGAGCCCGCTTGGTATGCCGTGCGCAAATCCGGCAAAGGACACTGGGCCGGGGATCGCAAGCAAACGACGCTCTGGCAGATTGCCAACAAGGACCAGGACGAGAAAACTGTCCATGGCACGCAAAAGCCCGTCGAATGTATGCGTCGGCCGATCCTGAACAATTCGAGCCCGGGCCAAGCGATTTATGAACCGTTCATGGGCTCGGGCACGACGCTCATCGCGGCCGAGACTACGGGCCGGGTCTGCTACGGCATCGAGTTGAACCCGGCTTACGTCGACGTCGCTGTCGAGCGTTGGCAGAAGTTCACCGGCGGTCAGGCCGTGCTCGAGGGGGCCGAAAAGAGCTTCGACGAGCTGAAGTCGGAGCGCATCGCCGCATGAAACAGTCCCGCGCCATGTCCCTGCTCGAGGCCGTAACGAACGTGGTCATCGGCTACGGCGTCGCGGTGGTTACGCAAATCCTGATCTTCCCGCTATTCGGGCTGCACACGACGCTGGTGCAGAACCTGATGATGGGCGCGATCTTCACGATCGTGAGCATCGCGCGGTCGTACGTCCTACGACGGCTGTTCGAGGCAATCCGCGTCCGTGAGGCCAAATTGCCGAATGACGGAATAAAGGTGACGCACCTTCATCCGATGAAATACACTCGGTTCCAGAAGAAGGAGCTAAGCGGATGTCGGGCGGACGAGAGCACTGGAACGGGGTCTATGATGCGAGGTCGGAAGACGAACTGACCTGGTTCGAAGCCACGCCCGCCCTCTCGCTCGAACTCCTCCGGGCGCATCTTCATCCGGGCGAGCCGTTCATCGACATCGGTGCCGGGGCGTCTCGTCTCGTCGATGTCCTGCTTGAGGAGGGTTATGGCCCTCTCACCGTGCTGGACCTGTCGGGCGCCGCACTGGCGGTTAGCAGGCAGCGTCTCGGCTCTCAGGGCGAGGACATCGCATGGATCGAGGCGGACATCACGAAGTGGGAGCCGGACCGGACCTACGCCGTGTGGCACGACCGTGCGGTGTTCCATTTTATGACCGGGGCCGAGGAACGTGCCGGTTACGCCCGCGCGCTGTCGGCCGCCCTGCGCCCGGGTGGGATCGCGATCATCGCGACCTTCGCGGACGACGGACCGGAGAAGTGCTCGGGCCTGCCCGTGGTGCGCTATGCGCCCGAGGCGCTGGGGCAGGAACTTGAAAGGCTGCTGCCGGGCCGGTTCGAGACGCTGGACGCGCGGCGCCACATGCACATCACGCCAAAGGGCAACCGGCAGAGCTTCCAGTACAGCGTGTTCCGGAGGAGAGATCGGTGAGACGAGAGCCGCCGCCCCATGCGGGACGGCGGCATTGGGTCCGTCGCGGTGTGCGGCGTCAGGCGTGCGGCAGGCTGTAGACCCGTCCGCGCCCCTCGACCTTCTCCGAGGTCACCTCGAGCCCGAGCTTTTTCTTGAGCGCCCCGGCCATCGCGCCGCGCACCGTGTGAAACTGCCAGCCCGTCGCAGCCATGATCTCTTCGATGGTCGCGCCCTCCGGCGCGCGCAGCATGGCGATCAGCGTTGCCTGCTTGGTGCCCTCGCGCACCGTGCGCGCCTTGGGCGCGGCTTCAGGCTCGGTGGGGGTGTCCGTCGCGGGCCCCTCGGTCGTCTCGCCCGCAGGCACGGGGTTCGCGTCCTCGGGCTCGATGCCGATGGCGGCGAGGCCTGCGTCGGTGGCAACCAGCGTAACGCCGTGGCCGTCGCCGGTCTCGCGCCACATGGGCTCGCCCTTGCGCAGGTCGGCGTCGACCTCCTGCAGGAGGCCCTTGGCGATCATCGCGCCGACCACCTTGGCGGCAGCCCCGCCGCGCAGGCTGTCGGGCAGCGGCAGAGCGAGGTGCTCGGGCCGCCGGGTGGCGGCGCTCAGGATCAGGGCTTGGGTGTCGGAAAGCTGGGTCATCGTCGTCTCTCGTATCGGGGCGCGCGGCATGCGGGCCCTTCTACGAGGCCGAGCCCGCCAATTGGCGGGCGGGACCGGGAGAGGGTCGCATCACTCGGCGTGTTCGCCCTCCTTGAACGCGCTGTCGGTGATCTCGCGCAGGCGGTCGCGGTAGTGGTTCAGGGTGCCGACATGGCCCCAGTTGATCTCGTCGGGGTGGGTCTCGAAATGGTCCGCGCTGAGGGCGGCCAGGCGCACCAGCATCGCGTCGATCTCGAACTTGGCAGCAAGGAAGGCGTCGAGGGCTTTGGAATTGTCGGTGGCGCGGCGGGTCATCGGGCTGGCTCCTTGGCTGAGTTGCATCGTTTCCGTGCGATGACCTTCGCTCTACGTCGCCGATTATCGTAGCAAAATCAGAGCCATAATCTTGCTTTCTGATCATTCAGGGTGATAGGTCGCGTCCACCCACGCACCATCTTGCCAGAGATACAGATGGCAAAGTTCGCAGGTCGGGCGAGGCAAGATGCGCGGGGCGCGCGGGGGGTCGAAACAATCCAGCGCCTCGGCTGTAACCTGCCGGATCTCGCGGGCGGAAAGGATGTCCTCCGGTGTCCAAGGTGCCAGCGCGGGCAGCATGTGCGACGGATAACCGTCAAAATGCGTGTAGATGTGGGCCCATTCGTCGAGCCCGATCTGGATGGCGATCTGTGCGCGTGTGCTCATCGGACGGCCCTCAGATCAGTTGCAAGTCGGCAAGCACGACACATGTCGCGGCAAGTCCGGAAGTCGGAACTTCGATTTTGATGTGCGAAATCACGTCCGAGACTTCGGCAGCAATGCCAGCCTCGCGCAATTCGATCTCGATAGCCTGCGCGACAGTCTCAAGGCGGCTACAATTGAGGTGCGCGGGCAGCGTGTCAGGATGAATGCGTATGGTTGTTGTGGCGTTCATGATCCGTGTCCCTCACTTCTGCTGTTCGATCAGCGCGAGGAGCACCGCAGCCATGCCGCCGAGGAATTCGCTGCGGCGGAAGACGATCTCGTCAATGTGGCCTGCGTTGTTGATCGCGGCGTCAACCGCAAGGTCTTCGGCCATGTGCGGCATCAGGCGGCGGGCTTCGGCGTTGTAGCGTTCTGCGAGGGTCATGGTGGGCTCCGTGGCTGCGTCATTCGATGTCCACAGGTTCGCTCTGCCGGGTCAGGTCATCCAGTATAATCGTAGCAATTTCATGGCTTTAATCTGGGTCTTGGGGTTATATCATGTCATCCGCAACCCAACCCATCGGAGTGATTTCGAGGCTGCTGGATCTCTCGGAACGTCGGGTGCAGCAGCTCAGCCGCGAGGGCGTAATCCCGAAAGCCGAGCGAGGCCAATACGACCTCGTCGGGTCCGTGCGCGGCTATGTCCGCTACCTGCGCGACCAGGCGCTGAAGGCGCAGGCAGGCGCCCCGGACTATGCTGCTGAACGGGCGCGCTTCATTCGGGCGCGGGCCGATCTCGCCGAGATGGAGGCAGAGGAAAAGCGCCGTTCGCTGATCGCCGCCGAACAGATCGAGGCGGCCTGGATCGCGGTGCTGGCGCTGCTCAGAACCCGCCTGTTGGCCCTGCCGGACCGGTTGGCACCGCAGGCCTTTGAACAATCAACCGTCGGAGACACCCGGAACCTGATCCGCGCCGCTATCCGCGAGGTGCTCGATGATCTCGCGCAGCCAGACATTGAACTCGAAGCCGACATTGACCTTGAAGGGGTCGCCGATCCTGAAGCGGACGGTGGCGAAGGCACTGGCAGTTCTGAAGCCGCCGCCGGACCTGACGATCAGTGATTGGGCGGATCAGAACCGCCGGCTGAGCTCTGAGGCCAGCGCCGAGCCTGGCCAGTGGCGCACGAGCCGCGCCGAGTACCAGCGTGGGATCATGGATGCGATCTCGGATCCGGCGGCGGAAACCGTCGTGATCATGTCGAGCAGTCAAATCGGGAAAAGTGAGTCGATCCTTAATATGGTCGGCTATCACATCGACCACGATCCGGCGCCGATCATGGTGGTTATGCCGACCGAGCGGGATGCTGAGACTTGGTCGAAGGACCGCTTCTCGCCGATGGCGCGCGACACGCCCTGCCTGCAGGGCAAGATCGCTGATCCCCGGTCGCGAGACGGCAACAACAAGATCCTGCACAAGCGGTTTCCGGGCGGGCATCTAACCATCGTGGGTGCCAACGCGCCCTCAGGGCTGGCAAGCCGACCGATCCGTCTGCTTTTGTGCGACGAGGTCGACCGCTATCCGTTCAGCGCGGGGGCCGAGGGCGACCCGGTCAATCTCGCGAAAAAGCGGACAGTGACCTTCTGGAACCGCAAGATCGTGCTGGTTTCGACGCCGACAAACAAGGGCGCGAGCCGGATCGAGGCAGCGTTCGAGGAAAGCGATCAGCGGCGGTACTGGGTCCCGTGCCCCAACTGCGGCCATGAGCAAATCCTGACCTGGGCGCAGGTCAAATGGGACAAGGATCAGAACGGCAGCCATCGCCCCGAAACCGCGCGCTACCACTGTGCGGATTGTGACGCTGCCTGGAAGGACGAGACCCGCTGGGCCGCAATCTCGAAGGGCCGCTGGATCGCGGACGCGCCGTTCAATGGGACGGCCGGGTTCCATCTGAACGAGATATATTCGCCGTGGGTGCGGCTCGAGGCCATGGCCAAGGCGTTTCTGTCGGCGCGCGCCGGTGGGGACGAAACGATGAAGACCTTCATCAATACCTCCCTCGGCGAGACGTGGATGGAAAGCGGCGAGGCGCCGGACTGGCAGCGGCTTCAGGGTCTGAAGGAAGATTGGCGCGCGGGCACGGTGCCTGCTGGCGGGCTGTTTCTGACCGCGGGCGTGGATGTGCAGAAGGACCGGATCGAGGTGGATGTCTGGGCGTGGGGTAAGGGACTGCAAAGCTGGTTGATCGATCATATTGTCATCGCCGGCGGACCCGGCGAACCGGCCTGCTGGCACAAGCTGTCAGATGTTCTGGGCAAGACATGGCAGCATGCCAGCGGCACGCCGATGACGATCGGCAAATTGGCCATCGATACCGGCTATGAAACGGCTGCGGTTTACGCCTGGGCACGGGAGGTAGGCTTTGGTCAGGTGGCCCCTGTGAAGGGCCTCGAGGGGTTCAACCGCGCGAGCCCTGTCACGGGCCCCACCTTTGTGGATACCACCATCGGCGGTAAGCGCCTGCGCCGGGGCGCACGGCTCTGGACGGTGGCGACATCGACCTTCAAGGCGGAGACCTATCGCTTCCTGCGGCTTGACCCGCCGGAGGTCACTAGCCCGGTGGATGGGGAGCGGTTTCCTCCCGGCTTTCTCCATCTGCCGGGTTGGATTGATGCCGAATGGCTGAAGCAGCTCACGGCCGAGCAATTGGTCACGGTCAAGACCAAGCGTGGGTTTGCCAAGCTTGAATGGCAAAAGTTGCGCGAGAGGAACGAGGCGCTGGATTGCCGGGTTTATGCCCGTGCCGCGGCCTGGATTCTCGGGGCTGACCGCTGGTCGGAAGCTCGGTGGCGGGATCTGGAGGAGCAGCTCAGTGTCGCTGCCTCCCGGCCAGCGGCCACAGCGGTCGGCACGCCAAGCAACAGACGCCCTCCGACGCGCCGCGTTGCCCGGTCGAACTACATGGGTTGAGATCAATGCAGGCGCTTGCCGCGGCTGCGCACGAAAGCTTCGTAAGCGGCTTTTCGTTTCAGGGCGATTTCGCGAAGACGGCTCGCAATGCGATCTGTTCCAAAATCCACTGGGTTGAATGGCCCTCCATACCAGCGGACCATATCCTTGTGCTGCGGGTGGCTACGCTTGGCGATAGCTTCGACGAAGTCCAGGAAACCGGGGGGGCCACCTACGTCCTCGGGCGGGGCTGTGCGTTCACCGTCGACGAACCGGGGGTAGTCGGTATCCGGAGCTGCGTCGACCGCTCCTTCTATGGTGATACGGTGCCGCCAATCGTCCCCAAAATCGTAGGTGTAGAGGAATTCGGTGACGCCGCGATCGATCAGTGTGCCAAGGCGCATGCCCTTGGCCTGATAAACCTTCCGACCCCAGACAATGTCTTCGGGATCAGGTTCGCCGTAGACGCGTTCGCCAATCCGAAAGTCATAAAGGTGGTAGTTCTCCCAAGGCATCACCGCCTGAATGATCTCATGCAGCGCGCGAAGGTTGGTCGTCAGGCTAACCTCGACCCGCCGCCAGATCGGTGGCGCGATGTTTTCGAGTTCGATCCTGATGACGGCGACTTTTCGGGACATTGGCAGAGCCTGAACAATTTTTGCAGAGTATAGAAGGCGCCGACGATGGCCACAATTACAGAGCTTAAAGCGCGGCGGGAGGCTTTGACCGCACAGCGCGCATCGGGTGTGGCCCGAGTCAGTTATGACGGCAAGACGGTGGATTACCGCTCAGTGGCGGAAATCGACCGTGCCATCGAGGCGCTGGATCGCGAGACCGCGACGGCTGAAGGGCGACGCCTCGTACGGCAGGTGCGCGTCACCACGTCCAAAGGGCTGTGATCCATGGGGCTTTTCGACAGGTTTCGCGGTCCCCAGCAGGGCGGCCCTTCAGCCGTGCGCGCGCGCCTCGAGGGGGCGATGGCCAAGCGCCGCTTGCGAGGCTGGAACCCGCCTCTAGAAAACATCAACGCGCTGGTCGCCTCGGGCGGGCCCAGATTGCTGGCACGCTCGCGGGAACTGGTGGTGACCAACGGCTATGCCGCCAATGCCTGCGAGGCCTTCGCGGCGAACCTGGTGGGCGACGGGATCAAACCGTCATCGCTCATTACGGATGCGGGCCTTCGCGATCGGGTTCAGAAGCTTTGGCTCGCTTGGACCGACGAGGCCGATGCCGATGGTCTGACCGATTTCTATGGCCTGCAGGCCATGGTCGCGCGCGAGATGTTTGTGGCGGGCGAATGCTTCGTGCGCTTGCGCCCGCGCCGTGCAGAGGACGGGCTGCTGGTGCCACTGCAATTGCAGCTTTTGCAATCTGAAATGCTGCCGTTCGAAAAGACGGAGACGGACCCGAACGGCAATCGCATCCGCTGCGGGATTGAGTTTGATCTGATCGGGCGGCGGGTGGCCTATCATTTCCGCCGCCGCCATCCGGGCGACAGCACTGACCAGCGCATTGCCGTTCCCGACACGGTTCGCGTGCCGGCTGAAGAGGTCTTGCACATCTACCGGCCGATCGATGCGGGCCAGATCCGGGGGTTGCCGCATGTGGCGCCTGCCATGGTGCGGTTGTTCCTGCTTGACCAATACGACGACGCCGAACTCGATCGCAAAAAGACCGCAGCGATGTTCGCGGGCTTCATCACCAAAACGGCCCCCGAAGACCCGATGATGGGTGAAGGGGCAGCCGATCTCGACGGGGCCGCCATCGCAAGCTTGGAACCCGGCACCATGCAAGTGTTGCTCCCGGGCGAGGATGTGAAGTTCTCGAGCCCCGCCGATGTCGGCGGTGGCTATGAGGCGTTCCAGTACCGTACGCTGCTCGCGGTCTCGGCCTCGCTAGGGCTGCCGTATCATCTCGTCACCGGCGACGTTCGGCAGGCGAACTATTCGAGCCTTCGGGCCGAACTGGTCGAGTTCCGCCGCCGCATCGGCCAGTTGCAGCACGGGGTAATGGCGCATCAGCTCTGCCGCCCGATCTGGCGGCGCTGGCTGGAAACGGCTGTGCTTTCGGGCGCGCTGGAGGCAGATCCGGTTGCCGCGCGACCCGTGCAGTGGATCCCGCCGCGGTGGGATTGGGTCGATCCCTTGAAGGACATCCAGGCGCAAGTGCTTGCGATGGAAGCGGGGCTCACCTCGCGGCGCAAGGTCGTCGAGGCTACCGGCTACGACATCGAAGAGGTCGATCGCGAGAATGCCTTTGACGCGAAACGCGCAGCTGACTTGGGCCTGACCTATCGCGCCAGCCCCGGTGAAACGCAGGGCGCGCGGGCCACGCCGGCGCGACGGCCGGAACCCAGCGACGGCGCCGAGGACGGCAATGACGACGACCCGGCGGGGGCCGACCGCGCCAATCCACAGGAGTGATCTGATGAAAAGTTGGTACGAAATCCGCGCCCGTGCCTCGGGCACGGAAGTGCTGATCTATGACGAAATCGGCGCCTATGGCGTCACGGCGAAAGGCTTCCTGGCTGAACTGGGCGCGCTGCCCGATGGCGTGCCGATCGATCTGCGCCTCAACAGCCCCGGCGGTTCGGTGTTCGACGCTGTGGCCATCTTCAACGCGCTGCAGCGCCATAAGGGCACAATCACCGTCTGGATCGATGGGATCGCGGCTTCGGCGGCGAGCTACATTGCCATGGCCGGCGATGAAATCGTCATGCCCGAGAACGCCTTCCTGATGATCCATGATCCGAGCGGCTTGGTGATGGGCACCGCTGCCGACATGCGCGAGATGGCCGAGACCATGGACAAGATCGCGGGCAGCATGATCCGCGGCTATGCGGTCCGGTCGGGCAGATCCGAGGACGAGATCGCGGCCCTGATGACAGCCGAGACCTGGTTTGATGCACAGGACGCGCTCGCGGCGGGTCTTGCGACGCGGATGGCCGAGCCGGTACGGATCGCCGCCAGCTTCGACATTGGTCGGTTCCGCAACGTCCCGCCGTTGCTGATTGAGGCCGTCGCGGAAACCGTTGCCGCTCCCAACGGTTGTGAGGACGATCCGGATCAGTCGACGGAGGCAACTTCGCTGGCGGAGCCCGAAAGTGATGTTGGGAAGGACAACATCACCTCAGGCGACATCACCATGCCAGCAGAGGATCCACCAGCGCCGCTTGAGCAGGAGCCGGGTGTTTCCGACGGGAACACCCGCCCATCCAGCCCGGCCGAGAGCAGTGTTGCAGTCGCCAACACTGCGCAGGAGGCCAGCGCCATTCGCGCCGAGGCCATCGCCCATGCGCGCGCGGTGATCGACCTCTGCCGCCTTGCAGGCCAGCCGCAGATGGCCGGGCGCTTCCTTGAAGAGGACTTGGGTCTCGACGAGGTCCGTAACCGGCTTCTGGCGGCCAAGGCAGAGGCAACTCCCGACATCACCGCTGCGCATGCCCAGCCCGGGCGGGCGGCCACCACAAATCCCTGGGGCGAGGTCATCGCCCGCACATTCAAGACGAAAGGATAAGCGTCCATGACCACGCTCACTGAAGGCAAACAGGCGGGCGGCTTCCTCGTCTGGGAAGTCCTTCGCGATTACACCCGAGAAACCGTTATCATCGCCTCGGGTGCCGAAAAGCTCGAGCCCGGCACTGTGCTTGGCAAGATCACCACGGGCGGCAAATACACTGTGCTCGCGCCTGCGGCCACGAACGGCAGCCAGAATGCCGCTGGCATTCTCTGGGCGGGCGTTGACGCGTCAGCCGCCGATGCGCCTGGCGTCGTGCTCCTGCGCGGCCCCGCCATCGTCAACCGCCACGAGATCGTTTGGCCCGAGGGTGCGACCGAGGCGCAGATCACTGCGGCCACCACGGCGCTTGCTGCGCTCGGCATCATCCTGCGCTGAGCCCCGGCGCGCATCCGTTTCATCGAAATTCAGGAGGTTGGCGCAATGGCCAGCATGGACATCTTTGAGGGCGACGCCTTCAGCATCATCGAGCTCACCCGGGCTCTGGAAAACATCCCCTTCAAACCGGCGATCCTGTCGGGTGCAGGCCTCTTCGGATCGCGCGGTGTGCGCCAACGCACCGTCATGATCGAAAGCCGCGATGGCACGCTGTCGCTGATCCCGTTCTCGGAACGTGGCTCGGCCTATGAGCAACAGGTGCCGGAACGGCGCGACATGCGCGCCTTCGTTTGCCGCCAGTTCAAGAAGCAGGACGTGCTTTGGGCGTCGGAAATACAGGGTATTCGTGACTTCGGCTCGGAAACCGCCACTCAGCAGGTGCAGACCGAAGTCGCCCGCAAAATGGGGCGGCTGCGCAACGACGCCGAGGCCACGTTCGAGTTCCACCTCTTCAACGGCATCCAGGGCGTGGTGAAGGACCCGAAAGATGGGGCCACAGTCGTCAACTACTACACCGAGTTCGGCATCACCCCGGCGGCAGAGGTGGATTTCGACCTCGACAACGCGACGCCCGCTTCGGGCGCGCTCCGGAAGCGCTGCCAGGCGATGATCGAGAGCGTGGAAGATAGCCTCGGCGGGCTTGCGGCCGGACAGGTGCAGTTGCGCGCGGAATGCGGCTCGGCCTTTTTCGCCGATCTCGTCGCCCACAAGGAGGTGCGCGAGACCTATCTCAACACCGCCGCGGCGGCCGATCTGCGGGGCAGGGTCGGGGAAGAGGTGAGCTTCGGCGGCATCACCTTCCGCCGCTATCGCGGGGGTCTGGGTTTTGGTGTGCCGACCGACAAAGCCTATTTTTACCCCGAAGGTGTCGAGGGGCTCTTCGAGATCTACTATGCCCCGGCCGACACGTTCGAGACGGTCAATACCCTTGGCCTGCCGCTCTATGCGCGCATGATCCCCGACCGCGACCGCGACGAATGGGTGCGGCTGGAGATCGAGAGCAACCCGCTGCCGATCTGCACCCGACCGCAGGTCCTGCGCTCGGCCAAGCGGACCTGATGAGCGCCTTCGCCGATGCGCTTGGGATGCTGTTCCTCGATGCCAACCTCTCGGTTGATATCTGGCATAGGGACAGCGAGGGGCAGTTCACCCGAGCGCGCGGTATTCTGCGCCGGCCGGACGAGATCACAGAGTTCGGGTCGGCACGGCTCATGTCGGACACCACCCGGATCGATGTCCGGGTGGCGGATATCCCGGATCCTCGGCCGCAGGAGCAGATCCTGATCGGCGAGGAAACCTTCCTGATCCAGGGCGAACCGCGCCGTGACCGCGAGCGACTGATCTGGACGATTGAGCTGGCCCCAGCATGAAACTCGGCATCGATATCACCCCGGACCTCGTCGCCGTGATAGCCGCCGAGATCAAAGCCGGCGAGAAGGCTGTGACAACGGCCATGCGCGAGGCGGGAACGGACCTGAAATCCGCGTGGCGTGGGCAGATCACCCAAGCAGGACTTGGCCGACGCCTCGCGAATTCGATCCGGAGTCAGACCTATCCCAAGGCTGGTGAAAGCCTGAACGCGGCGGCGCTCGTCTGGTCCAAGGCCCCCGTCATCGTCGGCGCCCATGACACAGGCCCACTCATCCGCTCGCGCGACGGCTTCTGGCTCGCGATCCCGACAGCGGCGGCGGGTCGGGGGCTGCGCGGCGGCAAGATCACCCCCGGCGAATGGGAACGGCGGCGCGGACTGCGGTTGCGCTTCGTCTATCGCCGCCGGGGGCCAAGCCTGCTGGTGACGGACGGGCGATTGAACAATCGGGGGTTGGGTGTTGCCTCACGCTCGAAGACGGGGCGCGGCAAAGCGACGGTACCGATCTTCCTTCTTGTTCCGCAGGTAAAGCTGGCGAAACGGCTCGATCTGGCGCGGGATGCCGAACGCGCGCAGGCGGCAGTGCCGGGGCTGATCGTGGCGAAATGGGTGGAGGACAAGCTTTGAGTTTGCGCGAAACCATCCTCGCCGCGCTGCATGCGCGGCTTTCGGCGCTGCCTGCGACCGCCCTGCGCGGCGAGGTCCTGCCCGAGCGTGTTCCAGCTGCAGGACTGCTGATCCTGCGGGACGGTGAACCGGGAGAGCCAGAAGTGACGCTTTCGCCGATGCGGTACCACTACCAGCACCGTGCCGAGATCGAGGCGGTGGTCCAAGGCACGGCGCGTGACGCCACGTTCGACACCCTCTGCGCCAGCATCGGCACGGCCCTTGCCGCCGACCGCACATTAGGCGGCCTCTGCGACTGGATCGAGGCGGAAGTGCCGCGCCCAGTCGACCTGCCGGTCGAGGGCGCCGCCAGCCTGAAAGCGGCCGTCATCCCGGTGGTGCTTCACTATTCGACGGCCGACCCCTTGGCCTGATCCCACACAAGAATTGGAGACGATACAATGGCACGAGCGCATGGCGCCCGGGCAAGGCTGGCGCTTGCCTTCGAGACGATCTACGGCACCGCGCCTGAGGCGGGCTGGTGGCAGATACCTTTTGTCAGCAGCACGCTGGGGGCCGAGCAGCCGCTCCTGGCGTCCGAGCTTCTGGGCTACGGCCGCGATCCGCAGGCCCCGCTCGCCGATGCCGTGACGGCCGATGGCGACGTGGTTGTGCCGATCGACACGGTAGGGATCGGCATCTGGCTGAAGGCGGCCTTTGGCGAGCCTGTGACCACAGGGCTCGACCCCGGTCCATTTACCCACGTGTTCACCTCGGGCGGCTGGGATCTGCCCTCGCTCTCCATCGAGACCGCCATGCCGGAAGTGCCGCGCTATGCGCTGGCCACGGGCTGCGTGCTGGACCAACTCAGCTGGCAGATGGCGCGCGCGGGGTTGCTGACCGCCACGGCCCGGCTGATCGCGCAGGGCGAGAGCGTCGCTGCAGCCTCCACGATCGGCACCCCCGAGGTGCCGGCGTTTCGGAGGTTCGGCCATTTCCATGGGACGATCACGCGTAACGGCCAGCCGCTCGGCAATATCGTCTCGGCCGAGATCACCTATGCCAATGGCATCGACCGGATCGAGACCATCCGCAACGATGGGCGCATCGAAGGCGCCGATCCTGGCCTGGCGGCGCTGACCGGCCGGCTGGAGGTCCGCTTTGCCGATCAGGTGCTGATCGACCAGGCGATCACAGGCGAGGCCTGCGCGCTGAGCTTCGGCTATGCACTGCCCTCGGGCGAAAGCCTCACGGTGGAGGTGCCGGCGGTCTATCTGCCCCGGCCAAGGGTCGAGATCCCCGGGCCGCAAGGTATTCAAGCGAGTTTCGACTGGCAGGCCGCCAAGGATGCCACAGCGGGTCATATGTGCCGGGTCACGCTGGTGAACGCGGTGGAGGAGTATTGAGAATGCTGACACTGGATCTCACCAATGAGCCCCGCTGGATCGACCTGATCCCGGGCCTGCGCCTCCAGCTGCGCCCGCTGACGACCGCGCTGATGGTCGCCGCCCGTGCCGATCCGGCACTGGATCTCGCCGCAGCAGAGGGCGAGGACGCTGTCTCGACCGAAGCCCTGGCGCTGACCATGGCCAAGGCGCTGGCACGGCAGGCCATCCTCGATTGGGAGGGCGTCGGCGATGCCGAGGGCCAACCCTTGCCGGTGAGTCCCACCGCGATCGATGCGGCTCTGGATATCTGGCCGGTCTTCGAGGCGTTCCAGACGGTCTATGTCTCGAAGGGTCTGTTGCTGGACGCAGAAAAAAACGTCTCACCGCCCTTGCCGATTGGGTCTTCGGCGGGGGCGATCGCTACTGCGCCGCCTGCGCGAGCAGCTGCGAAGACTGCCCGGCGCGGCAAAACCGCCCGCTGACCTGCGAGGGCATCGCGGTCTGGGATCTCGTCCAGCGCCTCGGTGGCCAGTTGCGACTGGTCGCAGGTCAGCAAGGCGCCATCGTCATCGGCTGGGATATGACTTCGGCGCTTGCCCTCGCCGCGGCACTGGGCATTCCGCCTCTGGCAGTGGCTGAACTGCTGCCGCCCATCGAGGCGGTGATGGTGCGCAAGCTGAACGAAGAAGCGCGCTCGGTGATCAGCGCTTCCTCCTGACCTCGTTCGCTATCCGAACGAGGTGTTTCACGATGTTTTCCGCGAAAGGCTACGACCCATGGCAGAGAAGCGCGTCAGCGTCCGCCTTGCGGCCTTAGGCGGAAGGCAGGTCCGGGCCGAACTCGAAGGTGTCGGCGACGCCGGCGCACGGGGCTTCGGACGGCTGTCGCGCGAGATGGAAGCCGCCAACACCCGGCTTGCGGGTTTCGCGCGGCGCGTCGGTGTCGCCATGGGCGCGGCAGCCGCCGCAGCCACCGCCGCACTCGGTATCATCGTGCGGACGACGGCGCAGAGTGCGGCGCAGATCCAGCAGTTCGCGCAGGTGGCCAATGCGACGCCCGAGGTCTTTCAGCGCTGGTCGGCGGCATCGGCCACGGTCGGGATCGAGCAGGAGAAGCTCGCCGATATCCTGAAGGACGTGAACGACCGGGTCGGGGATTTCCTGCAGACGGGCGGTGGCCCGATGGCAGATTTCTTCGAGAATATCGCGCCGCGCGTCGGTGTCACGGCAGAACAATTCGCCCGCCTCTCCGGCCCCGAAGCCCTGCAGCTTTACGTCACCTCGCTCGAACGCGCCGGTCTCTCCCAACAGGAGATGACCTTCTATCTCGAGGCCATGGCTTCGGATGCGACGCGGCTCATCCCGCTCCTGCAAAATGGCGGGGCCGAGATGACGCGCCTCGGCGAGCGGGCCGCGGGCTTTGGCACGGTCCTCGACCGGGAGGCACTGTCTGCGCTGCGGCGCACCGAGATCGCGCTCATCGGCGTGGGCCAGGTGTTTCAGGGGATGCGGGTGCAAATCGGGGCGGCACTGGCCCCCGCGGTGACGGCAATGGCAGACGCCTTCCTGCGGCTCGCGGAGACCGGCGGCCCGATCAACCGCGCTTTCACGGCCGTCCTCGACAATCTCACGCGCCTTGGCACCTATGCCGCCACCTTTGCGGCCATCCTCGCCGGGCGCTGGGTGGCCGGCATGGCTGCCGCGGCGCTCTCCGTCCGGGGACTGGCGACTGCGCTTGTGTTTCTCCGCGGCGCGCTGATCCGCACTGGGATCGGGGCGCTCATCGTCGGCGCGGGCGAGCTGATCTATCAGTTCACCCGGCTTGTCAGCAGTGTCGGCGGCGTCGGCAATGCCTTGAGCCTTCTGGGCCAAGTGGCCGCCGAGGCCTGGGACCGGCTTTCTCTTTCCGCTTCTGCCGCCTGGGCGCGCGTCGAGGCAGGCTGGGCCCGCACGCAAGCCGCGATCTATGATGGGCTGCAGGGCACAACGGAAGCCGTGACCGGCTGGGCCAATGCCACGATCGGGGCGTTTCAGGGGGGCTTTGATGCGGTGGTCGCAATCTGGGGCGCGCTGCCCCAGACCATCGGGGATTTCGCCTACCAGGCGGCGAATGGGCTGATCGACGGCGTCGAGGCCATGCTCAACGCCGTCGTCAGCCGGATCAACCGGTTCATCGAAGGGCTCAACAGCGCGCTGGCACTCTTGCCAGACTGGGCCGTCGGCGAAGGTGGCGCCCGCATCGGTACTCTCGATCCCGTCGATCTGGGCGGCCTCGAGAACCCCTATGCTGGGGCGGCAACTGCGACCGGCACCGCCGCCGCCGAGGCGTTTCGCGCTGCGATGGGGCGCACTTACGTCGAGGCGCCTAATCTTTTCGGCGGCATGGCAGAGGCCGCGCGTGGGCGGGCCGATGGCTATTCCGAAGCGGCCACCATGCTCTCTGAGGCCGCAAACCGGCCGCGCACCGCCTGGGAAGCCCTCAATGCTGCTGTCACCTCCGCAGGCTCTGAAGGCAGCGCGGCGCTGGACGAGACGGCCGCGGCCGCAGATCGCACGACAGCAGCGCTGGGCGATACAGCTAATGCGGCCGGCGCGGCAGGCAACGCTGCGGACGAGGCAGGTGCAGCGGCACAAGGCGCTGGGGGCGCCGCCACGCAAGCTGCCGAACAAGCTGCGACCGGCTGGCGCGCGGTCGCGCAGAGCCTCGCCGACTATGCCCGCGAGGCGATGGATCTCGGCAAAGGCCTTGGTCAATCGCTGGTCTCGGGGTTTCAGTCGGCGGAAAGCGCGTTTCGGACCTTCGTCACGACCGGCAAGCTCGACTTCAAGAGCCTCGTGTCCTCGATCCTGGCCGATCTCGCGGTGATCGCCGCGCGGCGCTTCATCCTCGGCCCGATCGCCAATGCGCTCTCGGGCGCGCTTGGTGGTTTGGGTGGCGGCGGCGGTCTCTTCGCGGGCATTCTGCATAAGGGTGGCATTGTCGGTGGTCCCGCCCCGATGCGCATGGTCCCGGCGATGGCTTTCGCCGCCGCGCCGAGGCTGCATCAGGGCGGCTGGGCCGGTCTCAAACCCGACGAAGTGCCTGCGATCCTTCAACGCGGGGAACGGGTGCTCTCACGCCGCGAAGCCGCCGCCTATGGCGCAGGCGCCGCAGGGCGGGACGCGCCCCCGGTGATCAACGTCACCATCCAGACCCGCGACGCCGAGAGCTTCCGGCAATCCCGCACGCAGGTGGCCAGCGACATCGCCCGCGCCGTTGCGCTTGGGCGACGGAGCATGTGAGAGAAGAGAACCAGATGACCTTTTGCGAAGAGCGTTTCCCCGACGATATCAGCCGCGGGGCACGCGGGGGCCCGGAACGGCGCACCCAAGTGGTGGAACTGGCCTCGGGCTTCGAGGAACGTAACGCCTCCTGGGCCCAGTCCCGCCGCCGCTTCGATGTAGCCTACGGCATCCGCCGCGCCGATGATCTCGCCCGGGTCGTCGCCTTTTTCGAGGCCCGCCGTGGCAGGTTGCAAGCCTTTCGGTTCAAGGACTGGTCGGATTACAAGTCCTGCCTGCCATCCGTTCGGGTCTCCGAGCTCGACCAAAAAATCGGCATCGGCGACGGGAGCACGACGAGTTTCGCGCTGACCAAGGCTTATGGGGTCGGCGCAGAGACATATCTGCGCCGCATCGTGAAGCCCGTCACGGGCACGATCCGCGTGGCGCTGAACGGGGCAGAACAGTTCACCGGCTGGTCTACTGATATCACCACAGGGATCGTCAGTTTCGATGCGGCACCCGATCCCGGCGTCACCGTCACGGCCGGTTTCGAATTCGACACACCCGTCCGTTTTGACGCCGACACGCTCGACGTCACCCTTGATCTCGAACGCCTGGGCTCCATCACCGCCATCCCGCTGATCGAAGTGCGCCTCGCCTGAACCCGTCAGACCGGATCCCCCCATGCAAAGCTACACGCCCCTCGAACATCGCCCCGGCGATACGCCGCAGCTGTTCCAGACCGGGACCGCCACGCCCGCCGTCGCCTCAGACGGCAAGATCCTGCGCGCCACTGGCCCCGGCCGCATCGCAGGCCTCGCCCCCGTGCCGATGGAACCAGGCGAGCTTTACAGCTTTCGCGCCGCCTGGCGCAGGGCCGCCGAGACCCCCGATCCCGCCAATGATGCGATCAGCTGCGGCATCGACTGGCTCGGGCCCGACAAGGTGCGGATTTCCACCACGACGATTTCCACCGATACCACGCTGACACTGGCCTCAGGCCGGCGCGAGATTCGGGCCTCCGTCGCCCCGCCCGGGGCAGGCCCCGCTGAGGTCCTTGCGCCCTCCGGCGCCCGCTATGCGCTGCCGTGGGTCGAGGTCTTCGGCACCGGCCATCAGACCGATATCGAGATCGCCAGTCTTGAGCGCCTACCACTCGCCTCCGTCCCAGTGGCCCGCACTTTCTACGTCACCATGGCAGGCCGCGACAGCAATGCCGGCACATCGCTCACCGTTCCCCTGGCCACCGTCGCCGAGGGCCTCGCGCGTGCAGCCGCCCTCGGCCAGCCCGCCGTCGTCATCATCCAGCCTGGCGAATACATCGTACCGCCCGAGACCGTGATCCCCGCCAATTGCGCGCTCTACGGCTATGACCTGCGCGTCACGAAGCTGCGCCTGCCCTCCGGCCAGGAGGAGAACAACATGTTCCTCCTCTCCAATGGCTGCAAGGCACGCGGCTTTACCTTCACCGGTCTGCGCCATGAACCTTACACCTTGCCAGGCGGCCCGCCGAAGAAGGGCTATGCTTTCGCCTTCAAACCCGGCGAGATCATCACCCGCTCGCCCTATATCGCCGATTGCTCGCAACTTCACAGCTTCTCCCAAGACCAGATGGTCCTGCCGATCGACAAGGCTGCGGGCAATCCCCTGATGCCCCGCGGTGGCGGCAACCTTCTGGCCGATGGCTCGGTCCTGGCCCCATCCTCACCGCTGCGCTCGGTCGTCGTCGACAGCTTCACCGCCATCAACCCCAATGGTGTGGGCTATGCCATCACCCGCAACGCCTTCGTCCAGCTGGTCTCGGTCTTCACCAACTGGTCGCGCGTCGGCCTCTGGGCCCATGACGGCGGTCAGGTCACCGTCGCCAACTCGAACAACACCTTTGGCGATTACGCGTTTGCCGCCACAGGGTTTCGGAAGACGATCCAGATCGCCGGCGTCCCGGACCCATCCCTCCTGCGTGTCTCTGCCTCCGCCGCCAATACCATCACCAGCCAAACCGAGGCCATCGTCACGGCCCTCATGACCACGCGCTATCCAACCCTTGCCAACTGGTCCACGCTTTCCGAGCCCCAGAAGGCCCTGGCCGAGCGCGACACCCGCACGCTCTTGCGCAGCCTGGTCGCTGATCTGCGCACCGGCCAGGACCGCGGCGCGCAGTATTTTGCAAAGGGGCTCTTTGACTGGAATGGCCAGCACGCGTTCTCGATTGCGCTGGTCCCACTTTTCCTGGCCTGCTGGCAAGAACTGCGCCTCGAGCTGGAGAGCCGCATCACAGGGTCTGCCGAGCGCGCCATGATCGCGGCCCTCATCGCCCTGATCTCCGATGTCACGGCAAACCCCGCCAGCTATCACAGCGCCTTCACCTCGGTGATCGAGGCCACAGGACAGCAGTTCAGCTACGCAGGCTCCGGGGTCAACTACAACGCGTTGCCCTACAGCCAGCGCGGCACAGGTCAGGCGCCAGATCCCGCCAGCGCCATTTACAAGTCCGGCGGGGGACGGATCTTTGCAACCTTCTCGACCGAGCTTGGCGACACCTATCTCGGCGAAGATCTGCGCGTCGATTTCGAGCGCAGCACCATCGAAGGCCAGGCCTTCAACCGCGGTGTCCAGAACATCGCGCTTCCTCTCATCATCGGTCTTGGAGCCTGAGCCATGTCTGTTATTCGCACGCCGCGCCCACCGCTCAATCTCTTTGAGGCCGTGCGCGCTGAGATTGGCCCCGCCTGGGCCCCTATCTACGAGGTCCCCAGCTATCTCATCCCCGCCAATGGCCCGAGCCCCGAACGCAGCATCGGCGCAGCCGTCATCATGACCGGCCTTCTCGTCAGCAATACAGGCTTTGCCGATATCAGCTTTTCGGCGCGCATCGTGGGGCGCGACGGCATCAACTATCCCGTGCTCCTGGAGGCCACCGTGCCCCCGAATGATTTCGCGCTGATTGGGCTCGACCGCCAGGTCATGCTGTCAGGCGAAGCGCTCGAGATGCGCGCGGGTGATGCGCAATCCGCCGTGGTGCATTTCACCTTCATTCTCAATCAACGCGAAGAGTTCGAGGTCATCACCCCATGAGCAGTGGCATCACCTACGCCTCTGGACGCGAACGCCTGATCGGCTTTGGCCGGCGGCTCACTTCCATCGCCGCCCTCGACCCCGCCCGCTACGAGGGCGCGGCCCTCTATTACGAGGGGGACTTTCTCTATTCCGACGGCGAACAGTGGAAGATCCCGACCGAGACGCGCCCGATCGTGCGCCCATCGGCCCTCGTGCCCACCAATGCCGCCGAACAGGCCCAACTGCGCCTGACCGAGTTTCTGAGCCCCCTTGGCCTGCAGCAGACCTCCGTCGTTTTCGAGGTGAGCCTCAGCGGGGATTTTGAGAACGATCGGCTGTTCCAGCGCGTCTCGACCGATCCCAATGCCTCCGTCTACGACATCCTCTTTCCCGACGATGGCATTTCACCCGGCCAGGCCTTTTTCTGGCGCGGCCTCTATACCGCCACCGGCGGGCAGCAATCAGACTGGTCTTCGGCCTATCGCCAAGTCTACCCGGACCTCATCACCCCGCCCGTGCCGCTGACCCGGCCCTTCGCCATCACCGCGACCCTCGAGATCAGCCCCTATGAATCGATCTTCGGCCTGACCTATCTGCGCAGCGAGTTCGAGATCTTTGATGACGCCGGCGAGGCGGTTGTCGCCAATGTCACCACGACAACCGGGGGCCTGGTTCGCACGCCGGATGAGCTTGCCCCCAATACCAACTACAGCTGGCGCGCACGCCATGTCGGACAGGTCGGCCTCTCGGGCGATGTCGTGGCCTCGCGCTGGACCACGCTGCGCCCCTTCGTCAATGCCGTGAACAGCCTGATCCTCGAATACGATCTCTCGAAGGGCACCAGCGGGACCACGATCAACCTGCCGCTCAATCTGCAAAACCCGGGCGACGGGCTGCCCTTCACCCTCGATGTCACCATCGATTGGGGCGACGGAACGAGCGAACGCGTGATCACCGCTGGCGTCAAGAGCCACAGCTACACCCTTGCTGACCTGCCAAGTCCCGTGGTTACCGTCGTCGTCACCGGCACGCTTGTCCATTGGGGCAGCAATCTCTGGACCACAGTCGATCAGTCCAAGCTCACCCGCGTCAACTTCATCGGCTTCGGCATGGGTCTGCGCAGCCTCTACATGGGCTTCACCACGACGTCGAACCTAGCCTACCTGCCGGAAAGCCTGCCCGATAGCATCACAGATCTGGCGTTTTGCTTTTACAACAACAAGAGCTTCAACTTACCGCAGATCGGCAGCTGGGAAGTTTCCCGCGTGCGAACGCTGGAGAGCACGTTCCACGGCTGCGATGCCTTCAACCAGCCCCTCGATCGCTGGCGTCCGGCGCGCTGTAGCAATTTCCGCTACATGTTCGCGCGCTGCCCGCTCTTCGATCAGGATATCGGCGCCTGGACCACGGCCGAGGCCACCACCATGGAGGCCATGTTTGCGGATGCCCGCAGCTTCAACAACGGTGGCAGCCCCGCCATCAATGATTGGAACACCGCCAAGCTCATCAATGCCGTGGGGATGTTTTCCGGGGCATGGGCCTTCAACCAGCCGATCGGCAACTGGAACACCGCAAGTCTCACTACTGTCACCAGCACGAGCTGGCCGTTCGGGATGTTCTATGACGCGCACAGCTTCAACCAGAACATCGGCAACTGGAATATCGAGCGCCTAACCAGCCTCTATCTCATGTTTGCTGAGGCCACCGCCTTCAACAATGGCGGCTCGCCCGCCATCGGCAGCTGGAACGTGGCACAGGTCACCAACTTCCAGCAGGTCTTTTACAATGCCCGCGCCTTCAACCAGCCGATCGGCAGCTGGAACGTCTCGGCTGGTACGACCTTCTACCTGATGATGGGCGGTGCGCAGGCGTTCAACCAAAACATCGGGCCTTGGCGCTTCCTAGCGGCAAACCAGCTTTCTTATCTGCTCTATGATTGCCGCGCCTTCAACAATGGCGGCAGTCCCGAGATCGGGACCTGGGTCTTCCCGCTCGCGCGCTCAGTGGGCGGGATGTTCTTCAACTGCCAAGCCTTCAACCAGTCGATCGGCACTTGGGATGTCTCGGGCATCGAGAACTTCTACTGGGAGCAGCCCTCGGGCCAGTTCATGGTCGGTATGTTCCAATCGGCCACCGCTTTCGACCAGGATCTCTCGGACTGGCGGCCGAGCGCAGCGCGGCGGATGGACAGGATGTTCTCAAGCGCAACCGCCTTCGACAATGCTGGCAGCCCCGGCATCAATGACTGGGACGTGAGCAAGGTCGAGAACTTCTCGGGGATGTTTTCCCGGGCGAGCCGTTTCAACCAGCCTATCGGCGGATGGAACACCGGTGCCGGGCAGAATTTCAGCCAGATGTTCTACACGGCCACCGCCTTCAACCAGGACCTGAGCGCCTGGGGCATGGGCAATGCCCGCACCACGGCCTGGATGTTTGGCCGCGCCAGCGTCTTCAATAACGGCGGCAATCCCGGCATCAACACCTGGGATGTCTCCCGCGTCACGGACATGTCTGGCATGTTCGGGCGCGCCACCGCTTTCAACCAGCCGATTGGCAGTTGGGATGTGGCGGGAGTGGAACGCTTCTGGACATTGTCCAACTCTGGCGAGTTACGCCTTGGCTTCCTCGAGGCCACGGCCTTCGATCAGGATCTCGGGGGTTGGCAACTGCGCAGTCTGGGTACGGACCTCACGAACTTTGGCGCGCCGGCTCTGAGCCGGGCCAATTATTCGCGCCTCCTGACCGGCTGGGCCAACCAGATGCGCGCCAATAACGGACCCTTTGCGGTGGCCTTCAATGTCGCGACCCTGAGCTATGACGGGACCATCCACGCACCAGGTGCCGCCTATGAGACAGCGATCGCCGGGCGCGCGGCGCTGGTCGGAGTAAACCGGGTGACCATCGCAGGAGCGACAGATCCGGCCGCCAACGGCGATTATCTATTTGGCGCCCGCTATCAGGATGACGCGGGATGGTATTTCACGAACAACTCGGTGCGCTGGACGCTCTTTGACCCGCTCGGGAATGCCCAAGCCGTGGGCGACATCCCCACAGGGGCCAGCAACACGCCCGGCAATGTCACCAGCTGGTCGGGCGTTTTGGCCGGGGCCAGCGTCAAGCGCACCGGCGCCTCCTGGACCATCAGCGGAGACCAGCTCGTATGACCGAAGAGACAAGCATCGACCACGTCGCGTCCTCGGCCGAGTTCTGGATCGCCCATGGGCCAGAGGCCGTCCATTACGGCCAACTCGCCCCCGGGGAGGCTCTCAGTTCCGGGCTGCCTGCTTTCGAGACGTTTCTGCCGGAGGCAGAGGCGGACTGGCGCCGACGTCTGGCTGAGCTCGGAGTTCTCTTGCCCGATCCACCGCCCGAGCCGTTACCACCCTGGCTTGCGGGGGCTGAGGCCGACGGACTGAGTCCGATCGGGCCGGTGCCCTGAGGCTGCGCCAAATCCCGGCAGTACCCTCCAAGTACCCTCCCACGTACCCGCGCCCCCGGACCTCCGGGGGCGTTTTGCATTTGGAGATCCCCCCTTGTTCGGACCGCTCTGGCAGGCCACGCGCGATCTGCATCACCAGGCCGAGGCCCATCCGCTGGCACGTGCGATGATCGACGGCACCATCACCCCGCAGGCCTGGGCCGATTGGCTGCAGGCGCATCTGACGATCCAGATGGCGCTGGATCCGCATCTGCCGCCTGCGGTGCGCCGCGCCGATGCTCTGGCCATGGATCTTCTGGCGCTCTTGCCGGTGGAAGCGCGCCCCAGCCCGGCCGCCGCCGCATTCGCCGCGACGCTGACCGATGCGGTTTCCATCTTCGGGGCAGCCTATCTGACCATTGGCGCACATCGGCGGGGCGGGCGCGTCATCGAGAAGGCGCTGCGCGCGGCAGGGCGTGATCTGCCCTCGCACCACACCCGCTTCAAGGATGGGGCGGCGGCAGAGGCCTTCGTCAAGCAGCTGCGCGAGATCCCGGCATTGGCCCCCGGGGCGCGGCGTGCTTTCGCCTCTCTTACGGCAGTGATGGACGAGATCGTCGCGCGGGGAGATTTCGCGATGGCGGGTGCGGAGATGGAGACCCAGTTATGAAGACTCTCCCACCCGGGTTGCAGGATCATCTCGACAGTGGCGTAACGACGCTAGCTTGGTGCTGGCGGCTGACCCGCGGCGATGGCGAGGCCTTCGGCTTCACCGATCATGATCTTCCGCTCACCTTCGACGGCACCCTGTTCGAACCCGAGAGCGGGTTTTCGGCCTCGGAGATCCGGGCAGGATCTGATCTCGCTGTCGATGCGCAGGAAGCCGAAGGCGTGCTGTCGTCGGACCGCATTACCGAGACCGACATCCAGGACGGCCGCTGGGACAATGCCGCCGTCGAGGTTTGGCGCGTGAACTGGGCGGCCCCTGATCAGCGCATCCTCATGCGCCGCGGTGCTGTCGGTCAGATCCGTCGCGGCAAGCTCGCCTTCGTTGCCGAGGTCCGCAGCCTAGCCCATGTGCTGGGCCAGACCGTCGGCCGGGTGTTTCAGGCGGGATGTGATGCGGAACTGGGCGATGCGCGCTGTCGCGTTGATCTGAACGATGGGGCGTTTCGCGGCACGGGCAGCGTTACCGAACGCCTGCGCGACCGGGCGTTTATTGTGGCGGGGCTCGAGCCATTTGCGGCGGGCTGGTTTACGCAAGGGACACTGACCTGGGAGACCGGTGCCAATGCCGGGCGGCGCGCGGAGGTGCTGCTGCATGATGTGACCGCTGGGCTGGTTATGCTGACCCTGCTCGAGGCGCCGCTACGCGACATTGCTGTGGGCGACGGTTTCACGGTCACGGCTGGCTGCGACAAGCGCGCGGAGACCTGTTCCGGCAAATTCGGCAACATCGCCAATTTTCGGGGCTTTCCGCATAATCCCGGCCAGGATGCCGTGATCCGCTATGCCACCAAGGATGGCGGCCACGAGGGCGAGGTGCTGGGATGAGCGCGCCCCTGCATCGTCGCCGCGGCCGGCCGCCCAAGCCCGCCGATCCTGACCAAGTGATTACTTTGACGCGGGACTGGCTCGGAACGCCCTATCACGATCAGGCCAGCCTGAAGGGCGTGGGCTGCGATTGCCTCGGACTTGCCCGCGGTGTCTGGCGTGACCTTCACGGACCCGAACCCTTCCCGATCCCGCCCTATAGCCGCGATTGGGGCGAGACCGGGGATCGCGAAGTTTTAGCGGAGGGGGCGGCGCGCCTCATGCTGCCGGTCCCGTTGGACGCGTCCCAGCCCGGCGATCTGCTGCTCTTCCGCATGCGCCCGAGCGCTATCGCCAAGCATGTCGGCATTTTGACAGCGCCGGACCAGTTCCTCCACGCCTATGAACGCCTCGGCGTCATCGAAGAACCTCTGACGTCAGCCTGGGCGCGGCGCATCGCCTTTGTCTTCCGCTTCCCGCGGCTATCACCCCGTCGCAGAAAGACCTCCTGATCATGGCCACCCTCATTCTGGGCGCTGCCGGTGCCGCGCTTGGCGGCTCGCTGATTTCCGGCACCATCCTCGGCCTGACCGGCGCGGCCATCGGTGGCTTCATCGGCGCCTCGATCGGCTCGGTCGTCGACAGCTGGATCATCTCCTCGCTCGCCCCCGGCCAGCGGATCGAAGGTACACGCCTCGACAGCCTGCGCCTGACTTCTTCGACCGAAGGCGCCGTTATCCCCCGCGTCTCGGGTCGCATGCGCATGGGCGGCAATATCATCTGGGCGACCGATTTCAGGGAGCAGGTGCGCACCAGCACCCAGCGCGTCGGCGGCAAGGGCGGTGGCGGGTCCAAGGTGACGACGACCGAGTACCTCTATTACGCATCTTTCGCTGTGGCACTGACGGAAGGGCCGATTTCGGGGATCGGCCGCGTCTGGGCCGACGGCAAGCCCATGGACATGACCGGCGTCACCTGGCGTTGGTATCCCGGCGACGAGAGCCAAGGCCGCGATCCCTTCATTGCGGCCAAGATGGGGGCGGCCAACACGCCCGCCTATCGTGGCACGGCGTACGTCGTCTTCGAGGATCTGCCGCTGGAAAGCTATGGCAACCGCCTGCCGCAGCTTTCCTTCGAGGTGTTTCGACCCATCGCCGATCCGGACAGTGCCGAGGGCCTGATCCGCGCCATGGTGCTGGGCGATGGCATGGGCGAGTTCGGGCTGGCGACCGGGATCGTGACGACCCAAAGTGCTGGTACGACATCTGCGGTGAATGCCAGCCTTGATGCCGGGGCGGCGGATTTCAGCGTGGCGCTGGATCGTTTGCAGGCGGCCTGCCCGGGGTTGGAGGCCATCACGCTGCCAGTCGCATGTTTCGGCGATGACCTGCGCGCGAACCACTGCCAGATCCGGCCGGGCGTCGAGACCCGCACGCGCAGCACCACGCCGCTGACCTGGGGTGTGACAGGGGAGACGCGCGCCACGGCGCATCTGCTGTCGCGCGGGGCGAATGGCGAAGGGTTTCGCGGAACGCCTTCTGATCAGACCGTCATAGCCGCGATCCGCGAGATCAAGGCCCGCGGGCTGCGCGTGACACTGGCCCCGGTGCTGATGCTGGACATTCCGGCCAGCAATAGCCTCGTCGATCCTTGGACAGGAGCCGCGCCGCAACCCGCCTACGCGGCGGCAACCCGGATTACCGCCAGCCTTGCGCCGGGCCTGCCGGGAAGCCCCGACCTCTCGGCCGCGATGACCGGCGAGATCGCCGCCTTCTTTGGTGCCGCGACGCCCGGGCAATTCGTGGTTTCGGTGGAGAGCGTGCGCTGGAATGGGCCTGCCAGTGATCGGGGCCTGCGCCGATTTGTGCTGCATTACGCCCATCTGGCCGCGCGCGCAGGCGGTGTGGATGCGTTCCTGCTCGGACCGAGGCTGGATGGGCTGGTCACGCTGCGATCGGGATCCGGCAGCTATCCGGCCACCGCGCAATGGATCAGCTTGGCGGCAGCCGCGCGTCAAGTCCTCGGCGCTGGCACGAAGATCGGGTTTCGAGCAGGACCTGAGTGTTGGCACAGCCATCATCCGGCCCCGGGCGAGGTGCGGTTTCCGCTCGATCCGCTCTGGGCCGATGCAAATGTCGGTTTCATCGGGGTGGAAGGCACTTGGCCGCTGGCCGATTGGCGCGATGGCGATGACCATCTCGATGCCACCCTTTGGCCTGCGCCACAGGACCGCAGCTATCTCACGGCCAATGTCACCGGCGGTGAAGGCTACGACTGGCGCTATCTCAGTGACGCTGATCGCGCCGCACAGCTTCGGACGCCGGTGTTGGATCTGGCGGGCGGCATTATCGCCGAGGCTTGGCTCTATCGGCCCAAGGATCTGATCGGCTGGTGGACCAATCCGCATATCCCGCGCGTGGGCGGTTTGCCTCAGGCACCAACGGCTTGGGTGCCAGGATCAAAGCCCATCCGCTTCACGGCCTTCGGGGCCCCGGCCGTCGATCGCGCGGCCAATGACCCGGATGCGCTGCGCGCACCGCTGGCCGCAGATGCGCGTCTGCCATGGTTCTCCCGGGGTTGGCGCGATGATTCCAGCCAGCGCAGCGTGATCGAGGCAATCCTGGGATACTGGTTGACCGCGGGCGCCAACCCCATAGCGCCGCTGACCGGCACGCCGATGCTTGATCTGGCGAACAGCGCCGCCGCCTTCTGGGACACGCGGCCCTATCCGGCCTATCCGGAAGCCAGCGACCTCTGGCCTGATGCGGGGACCTGGCGGACGGGACACAATCTCAGCGGACGGCTCGGAGCAGTTTCGCTGGCCGCCCTCGTGCGGTCCCTCTGCCTGCGCGCAGGATTGCCGGATGACAAGATCGACGTCTCCGGTCTCTGGGGCGCGGTCGAGGGCCATGTCATCACCGCGCTCGAAAGCCCCCGCACCTCGATCACAGTACTGGCGCGCCATTTCGGGTTTGATGCTGTGGAAAGCGAAGGCCGCATCCGGTTTCTGATGCGGGGCCGCGCGCCGGTCGCCGTGATGTCGACCGATGACATGGTGACGGGCGCCACCGGCGGGGCCGAGGTCTTCGAGCTGACCAGGGCGCAGGAGACCGAACTACCCCTCGCGCTCAAATGGCAGATCGCCCGGGCCGATGAGGATTACGACAGCGCTCTGGTCGAGGCACGCCGCGTAACGGTCACCGCCGCGCGCATCACGGCCGAGGCGTTTCCGATGGCCGTCCCACCTGAGGAGGCCGAACGGCGTTGTCGCCGTGCGCTGATGGAAGCCTGGACCGGGCGCGAGAGTGCCGCGTTCCGTCTACCCCCCTCGCGCCTGGCGCTGGATCCAGGCGATGTGCTGCGCCTTGCGCATGATGGACGCGATCTTGATCTGCGGATCGTTTCGCTCGCTGACGGTACGGTGCGCGGGATCGAGGCGCTGGTGCAGGACCGCACGCTGCATGACCTGCCGCCTGGTGCCGCGCGTCCCGCGGCCCTCGCGCGACCCCTCGTGTTCGGCGCACCGGAGGTGGCCTTCCTCGATCTGCCGCAGCTGAGCGAGACCGAGATCGACCACCAGCCGCTGATCGCGGCCGATGCAAGGCCCTGGCCCGGGACACTTGCGATCTGGCGCAGTGCCAGCAGCGATGGCTTCAGCCTGATCCAGACACTGGGGGCTCGGGCCCGCATGGCGGTGTTGGTGGAAGACTTGGCCACGGGCCCGGTCGGGCGCTTCGATCATGCCAATGCGCTCGTGCTGGATCTGGCGAGTGGCACGCTGGAAAGCGTCACGGATCTCGCGCTCTTTGGCGGCGCCAATGCGCTGGCCCTCGAGACCGCCCCCGGCGCTTGGGAGATTATTCAGGCGGGAACGGCAGAACTGATTGCCCCCGGGCGCTATCGGCTAACCCGTCTCTTGCGCGGCCAGCGAGGGACCGAGGGGGCCATGGGCGATCCTGCTCCGGCGGGCGCGCGCATTGTCATGCTCGATGCCACGCTCGCGCGACTGCCCATCGCGCTTGGCGATCTCGGTCTGCCCTGGCTCTGGCGTGTGGGGCCCGCAGCACTCCCCTTCACCGATCCGAGCTTTGCCGCTGCAGAGTTCACACCGAAGGGGATGGGGCTGCGGCCCTTTGCTGTGGCGCAAGTGGAAGAGCCGGGTTTGCGGGACCGAATTCCCGGCGATCTGACCCTACGCTGGATACGCGCCGATCGCGCGCTGGTCGCCGACAGCTGGGAAGCCGTCGAAGTGCCGATGTCGGAGGCCAGCGAGGCCTATGAGGTCGAGGTCATGGGCGTGGACGGCATCAGCGTGGTCCGCGTTCTGACCGCAAACCAGCCGCAGGCTCTCTACAGCGCGACGGATCAGATTGCCGATCGCGGCGCGCTGCTGGGGCCAGGCGACAGGCTCACTCTCCGCATCTTTCAGCTTTCCGCGCTCCTGGGGCGCGGGACGCCACGGACCGTCACACTTACATTCTGAAGGAAGCCCACATCATGGCCGAGACCAGTCCCCGGCTTCTGCTGCCTTGGCTGCAAGCCGCGCAGGCGCAGAAGCATGTCACCCATAATGAGGCGCTCCGCCGCCTCGATGGCCTCGTCAACCTGACCGTCGAGGATCGCAGCCGCAGCGCACCACCCGCAAATGCCGCCGAGGGGGCGGCCTATCTGGTGGCCGGAGGCGCCAGCGGCCTCTGGGCCGGTTGGTCGGGAGATATCGCCCTTTGGTCCGATGGCGCTTGGCTGCGCCTGCCTGCGCGGCCCGGCTGGCGGCTCTGGGTATTGGCCGAAGACCTCCTGCTGGTCCGCGTCGCTGCAGGCTGGGTCACGCTGGATGCCGCGATGGGCCTCTTGGTCCGGGGCGGCAGCACCGATCTGGTCGAGGGCGCGCTTGGCAGCACGACGAGGGCAGCGGTGATCGAGGCCTCGGTCGCGGGTCTCTCGGGCAGCGGTGTGACGACCGGGCTCACGATACCAGCTGGGGCGCTGGTGATCGGCGTCTCGGCCCGCGTGACCACCGCCATCCCCGGCGCCACCGGTTTTGCGCTGGGGACCGCCGCGGAGCCGTCCATTTTTGGGGCCGGGTTTGGCGCAGGGCTTGGGACGCTGGCCGAATTGCCCATCGCGCCGCGGGCCTTTGCCGTCGCAACCCCGGTACGGGTTTCGGCGGAGGGCGGCAGTTTCACCGGTGGGGCCTTACGGCTCGCCTGCCACATTCTTTCGATCGGAGCCCCCGCATGAGCGATACCACATCCCCCGGCCTTCTGGCCGCAACCGTTGCCGCCTTCCGCGACCACGGTGTGACGGCTGCCATCACGGCGCTCATCGGTGGGTTCATCGCGCTCTTCGCAGCCGTCACGCGCCGCGCCTTCACCAATGAGGCGCTGCTGCAGCGGCTCGACCGCGAGTTGATTGCTGACCGCGAACGCATCGAGGCGCAGCGCGCTGAGGACCGCAAGCTCGACGCCGATCGGTTGGATCGTATCGAGACCGACATCCGCACGGTGCGCGATCTCCTCTTCGAGGCCTTCCAGCGCAACCGAAGCGGCTGAGGCCGAGAGAACCCGCCCAAACCTACACTTCGCGCGTCGCCGGAACCCCGGCGGAGTCAAAGCCCGTCGCACCCCGCGGTGGGCTTTTTTGTTTCAGCCACAGGAGACAATCATGTCCGATCCCGTCCGCACCTTCCGCCATTTTCGTGAGGTCCCCGACAATCTTTGGCGCTGGCCTAACTTCAGCCCGGCCGAGATTGCCTGCCGCGGCACCGGCGCGATCAAGCTGCACCCGGAGGCCCTCGACAAGCTGCAGGCGCTCCGCGACCGGCTGGGCAAGCCGCTGATCATCCGTTCGGCCTATCGCAGCCCCGAGCACAATCAGCGGGTGGGCGGGGCGAAGGCGTCAAAGCACATGGACGGGACCGCGTTTGATATCGCGATGGCGAACCATGACCCATTGGCCTTCGAGGCCGCGGCGCGGGAGGTCGGGTTCCGTGGGTTCGGCTATTATCCCCGATCGGGATTCATGCACATCGACTTGGGGCCGGCGCGATCCTGGGGCGATAAGTTTCCGGTCCGGGCGACGGCCTTTGCGGCCGAAACCCCGCCTGCGCGAGAAGCCTTGGCGGAAAGCCGGACGCTGAAAGGCGCAGGCGCCGCTGGCGTTGCAACCATGGGAGCGGCAGGGATCGAGGTCGCGCAGGAAATTTTGGCTGAAGCCCAAGGGGCTGTGCTTCCGCTGGTGCCCTATCTCGACAGCTTGCGCTGGTTATTCATCGCCTTTGCGCTGGCCGGGATCGCCGTGGCGATCTGGGCACGCGTCGATGACTGGCGGAAGGGGCAACGGTAATGCTCGCCAATACGCTGGGCGGACTGATCGCCCGCCCCTGGGCGCGGCGGATTATCGGGGCGGCGCTCGCCGCCCTGACCGTCGCGCTCTTCCTGTTCAACCTACGCCGGTCGGGCGAGCGCGCAGGTCGTGCGGCCGACCGGCTCAAGACCCTGGAGGCTGTCAGTCATGCGCAACGGAGGATGCTGGAGGAAGCGAGCCGCCGTCCTCGTAGTCGGGATGATCTTCTTGACCGGTTGCGCGACGGGGAGTTCTGATCGGCGGTGGGCCGTCGTCTGTCCGTCGGTCGTGGAGTACAGTCGCGAGGAGCAGCGGCGTGTCGCTAAAGAGGTCGAGGGGCTGCCAGAGGGCAGCGCCATCTTTGAATGGCTTGCAGATTATGCTGTGCTGAGGGCTCAGGTGCGCGAATGCGGTTAGCATGCTCACTATTTGTTCTCGTCTAAAGCTGACAGCCTCATCCTTACCGCACAAGGCTGGCCAGATAGGCGCCGTAGGTGGTTTTCGCAAAGAGTTCTGCACGAGCAACCAAATCTGCTCGGTCTATCCACCCCATCTCGAATGCCACCTCATCGGGGCTGCCCACTTGCTGGCCTTGGCGTTCGGTGAGGGTGCGCACAAAATTTCCGGCGTCCAGCAGGCTGGCGTGGGTGCCGGTATCAAGCCAGGCGTAGCCGCGGCCCATTTTTTGTACGGTGAGCTGGCCGTCGTGCAGGTAGCTTTCCAAAAGCGTGGTAATCTCCAGCTCGCCCCGGGCCGAGGGGCGCACCGCGCGGGCGCGTTCGGGCGCTGTGGCATCGACAAAATAAAGCCCCGTCACGGCATAGTTCGAGGGCGGCGCGGGCGGCTTTTCGATGATGCTTTTGACCGTGCCATTGGCGTCAAAATCCACCACGCCGTAGCGCTCCGGGTCTGACACGCGGTAGCCAAATACCGTGGCGCCAGCGGTGGCTTTGTCTGCCTCTTGCAAAAGGTTCGGCAGGCCGTGGCCGAAGAAGATGTTATCGCCCAGCACCATGGCCGCGGGGCTGCCGGCCAGGAACTCCTCGGCCAGAATAAAGGCCTGCGCCAGCCCATCGGGGCTGGGCTGCACCTTATACTGCAGTGCGATGCCCCATTGGCTGCCATCGCCCAAGGTGCGGATGAACTGCTCTTGGTCGTGGGGGGTGGTGATGATCATGATCTCGCGGATGCCCGCCAGCATCAGCACGGTTAAGGGATAATACACCATCGGCTTGTCATAAATCGGCAGCAGCTGTTTCGACACGCCCATGGTGATGGGGTACAGCCGCGTGCCCGAGCCACCGGCCAGAATAATGCCTTTGCGCTGTGTCATGTGGATACCCCTAAATCTGTTAAACATTCCTTCAGCCCTGCGTACCAATCTGGGCGCGCCAAACCAAAAACGGAGGTGGTTGTGTTGCACTCAAGGCGGCTGTTCAGCGGGCGTGCGGCGGGCGTGGGATAGGCGCTGGTGGAAATCGCCTGCACGCGGGTGGGCCGGGCTGCCTGCGCAAATATCGCGCGGGCAAAGGCGCACCAGCTGACATCGGGCGCGCCGCTAAAATGATAGGTGCCGGTTTTTTCCGGCGCCTCCTGCAGCTGCCCTGCGATGGCCAGGCAGGCCGCGGCAATGGCGCGCGCGGGCGTAGGGCCGCCGATTTGGTCATCAACCACGCTGATCTGGTCGCGGGTGTCAGACAGGCGCAGCATGGTTTTGACAAAGTTCGCACCATGGGCGGAAAACACCCACGAGGTGCGCAAAATGGCATGGGTGCAGCCACTGGCGCGAATGCCCTGTTCGCCCGCCCATTTGCTGCGGCCATAGGCATTGGCGGGCTGTGCCATATCACCGGGCGCCCAAGGGTGGTGGCCGGTGCCGGGAAACACATAATCGGTGGAGATATGCGCCAAGGGAATATTCAGCGCAGCGCAGGCCAGGGCCATTTCCGCAGGCGCCGCACCGTTGATGGCGGTGGCAAGGTCTGCCTCGTCTTCCGCGCGGTCAACGGCCGTATAGGCGGCGGCATTGATCACCGCGCGGGGGCGGTGGGCCTGGATGGCCGCCGCACAGGCGCCGGGCTGTGCCAGATCGGCCGCATCGCGGCCCAAGGCCAGAACAGGGGCTAAATGCTGCAGTTCGCGCGCCACTTGGCCCGTGCAGCCAAAGACCAACAGGCCGGTCATGGTGCGGCCCGGCCCAGCCGCTGGCCCACGCCCTGCCGGCCCAGCAGCGGGCGCCACCAGTCCTCGTTATCCAGATACCAGCGCACGGTGCGTTCCAGCCCCTCTTCCACCGTTACGCTGGGGCGCCAGCCCAGCTCGGTGCGGATGCGCGTGGGGTCGATGGCATAGCGCGCGTCATGGCCGGGGCGATCAGTGACGAAGGTGATTAGATCGGCGTAAACGCCCGTATCACGCGGGCGCAACCGGTCAAGAATGGCGCAGATCGTTTGCACCAGCTGCAAGTTTGTGCGCTCGTTCTCGCCGCCGATGTTATAGCTGCGCCCCAGCGCGCCCTTGGTCGCCACCAACAGCAGCGCATCGGCGTGATCTTCGACGTAAAGCCAATCGCGGATATTGCTGCCATCGCCGTAAATCGGCAGCGCCCGCCCCGCCAGCGCGTTCAGAATGACCACCGGGATCAGCTTTTCTGGAAAGTGATAGGGCCCGTAATTATTCGAACAATTGCTCAGCACCACGGGCAAGCCATAAGTCTCATGCCAGGCGCGCACCAGATGGTCTGACGCGGCTTTCGAGGCGGAATAGGGGCTGCGCGGGTCGTAGGCTGTGGCCTCGGTAAACTGCACGGCCGGGTCTGCGGGCAGCGAGCCAAACACCTCGTCCGTCGAGATGTGATGAAAGCGAAACCCATCGGGCCGCCCCGCCGCCTGCCAATATTTGCGCGCGGCCTCCAGCATGTTGAACGTGCCGGTGATATTGGTGTCGATAAAATCGGCGGGCCCATCGATCGAGCGGTCGACATGGGATTCGGCCGCCAAATGCATCACGATATCGGGCTGGTGCGCGGCAAAACACGCATCCAGCGCCGCGCGGTCGCGGATATCGGCCTGCTGAAAGGCATACAGCGGGCTCTCCGCCACCGGCGCCACATTGGCCAGATTGGCAGCATAGGTCAGCGCATCAAGGTTGACCACCTGATGCCCACGCGCCACCGCCAGCCGCACCACGGCCGAGCCGATAAACCCCGCACCCCCTGTGACCAGTAGCTTCATCTCTTATCCCTCAAAGGTGAATGGGCTGTTAAAGCCGGCCAGCAGAGGGGCGGCGGCGTCTTTCTCGCTCAGCACCGGCGCACTGGTGAGGGGCCATTTGATGGCAATGTCCGGGTCATCCCAACGCAGCGCGCCCTCGGTTTCCGGGGCATAATAATCGCTACATTTGTAGATAATCTCGCTGTCGGGCTCGAGCGTGGCAAAGCCATGGGCAAAGCCAACCGGCACATAAAGCTGCGCACCGTTTGCTGCGCTAAGGGTATAGCCCGCCCAGCGGCCATAGGTGGGGCTGCCCCGCCGAATATCGACCGCCACATCGAAAATGGCGCCCCGCCCACAGCGCACCAGCTTGGCCTGCGCAGCGGGAGGCGCCTGAAAATGCAAGCCGCGCACCGTGCCCTGCGCCGCAGAAAGTGAGTGGTTGTCTTGCACGAACGTGGGATCTACCCCTAGGCCCACATAGGCACGCTGGCTGTAGGTTTCGGCAAAGAACCCACGATGATCGCCATAACGAGCCGGTTCAATAACCAAAATTCCGGCCAATTCAGTTTTTTGGACGTTCAACGCTCAATACTCTTTTTCGCAGTTGCAGTTCATAAACATGCAAAATCTGGAAGATCCACTTATCCTATTCCCATCTGATATGGCACCCAATAGGTCGAATGGGTGGCAAAGTTCAGCCAGACGAACAGGATCGTGGCATAGTACAATAAGATCAAGGCTACGATGGCTTGGTTGCGCCGACCGAAGGCGCCGATCGCGTCTGGAAGATGTGCAAAGAGCACCAATTGCAAAGGGATTATGTAGAGCGCCATTCGGTCAAGTGCCGTGCTCAGATTTGTTGGGAAAAACGCGAGAAACATTCCAACCGCCAAAAGTGAGAAGATCAGCCAGAGCTTATTCTCGGCTGGAGAGAACGCAAAGCGCTTGCGGTAGAGCAAGAAAA